GCTGCGCTACAGTTGCCGGTGTTGGTTGCTGCGCTGCAGTAGCCGGTATTGGTGGCTGCGCTACGGTAGCCGGTATTGGTGGCTGCGCTACGGTCGCCGGTATTGGTGGCTGCGCTATAGTCGCCGGTGTTGGTTGCTGCGCTACAGTCGCCGGTGTTGGTTGCTGCGCTACAGTTGCCGGTGTTGGTTGCTGCGCTGCAGTAGCCGGTATTGGTGGCTGCGCTGCAGTAGCCGGTATTGGTGGCTGCGCTACGGTAGCCGGTCTGATTTTTGCTGCTCTCGGCTTTTTCTTTTATGTACTCGACACCAGCTTTTACGATACCAGCAATGCCGATTTCCGCCCGGAGTTTTATTTTCGTCCCAACCAGCTTGGTGTCGCAGCTTTCTCTTTCGTCCGTCACACCATCGAGGTCAGCCACGAAAAACCGACTGTCGGCCGGGGCGTAATAGGCGAACACATCCAGCGGGTACTCGCATCCATGGAAACCTTTGTTGCACAGTTCCGCTTCCTCCTCCACATATTCTTTGCCAAGATCGAATTGGAAGCCTCGGCACTTCATGTCCTTGTCTGTTCCCTAGTATACGATCACTTGACATCCCTCCCATTATCGTGTATAGTTGTGGTGGTGGTTGGGTCTCCGTCTCTGACGGGGGCCTTTCTTTTTTTGTACTCCTCCTGCTGGCGGCGGATACAGCGGAGCACCCATGCGGTGAAGTTGCAGTAGCCCATCTCAACAAGCTGCCGGCGGAACTCCGCCATATTCACATAACCCAAAGGAATACGCACAGACAGTTTATAGTTTGCTTCCCGCTTCCTGCCGGGCTTGCCCGCTATCAGCGCTTCCGCTTCTGCAGTACGCCGGATGCCATAATACTCCGGCCGTTTGCACATACTGTCCAGCGGCTTGGTGTAACCGGGGAACTTCTCCCGGATAACTGCTATCCTCTCGTTCTGCTCCATGGCCTTACCTCACCAGCAGCAGGATAGCCGCTGCTGCGAAGATGGCTCCCATTCCGAGGACTACGGCCAAGGCTTCCTGCAGCCACTCCTTTTTACTCATCTTCCTGTACCTCCTTTTGCGGAAGCTCCGGCAGGAATGCCCACCACTGGATCTCCAGAGCGGTTTCTACACAATCTCCGCTGACATTGAACATCTTGTGCTTTGTGCTGAACGGCAGGGTGGTGTATCTCCCCGGCATCGTCTGGCACAGGTAATACCCGTCCTCGCTCGGTACGATTTCATCCGAGTTATACCACCGGATAAAGGTGTTGGTTGTTGCTTCCATGTTGTTCCTCCTTCTTTTCCACCCCATTTGGTGGGAAAAATTTCTTGACATCTTTTATTGGAATAAATAGTGCATCGCAGACCTTATAGACTTCCTCCAATGTCCATGGGGTCTTGCAAATCATTCTGTCGCTGATTTGCTGGCGGCTCATACCTGTGCGCTTCCCAAGGCTTGTCTGGTCGTGGCCAAGTTCCAGCATCAGCGCTCGCAGCCTGCGGTAGGTATCAACTTTCCTTGACATTGCTGTCCCTCCCTTCATGTGGTAGACTATAGTTGAGGTGATATTATGAGCGAAAAACTTGATGTTTCGTATTCTTTGACCGAAGAAGAAAAGAGAATATTTCGCAAATTCAAGCGAAGCAACAGCGCCAAATTGACAAAATCTGAATTTCAAACTATGCTCCGGTCAAAGCTGGTAGATGGCGGTTTCGGCGGCGAATACTACTGGTTTAGCAATGGCTCCTTTGATGAGGGAGTTGCTTGCCTATCGGAAAACGGTTTGCGCGTTAAAGCCGCCATGCGGGCCGAGAAGAAGTTAAGCGTCCGGTATTGGATTACAACAGGAGTTGCAATCGCCGGTTTCCTGCTTGCCGTCCTGTCTCTCCTCATGCAACATGGGATAATATCACTACTGCCGCTATGATGATGGAGAGAACGCCACATAAAACCGTGATGATCTGCGGTGGCCTGGTCTTAAATAGGTATGCTTTCCAGCTGGTATCGCCGTAGACCTCGATAAGGTATTTTTCAAATTCATCGTTTCTCATGTCATGCCAGTCTTTCATTGTCCTCCTCCTTTTCCTTGATAAGCGCGTCCAGCGCAGCGTTAAACTTCTGCTCGGCTCCCTTTGGGCTTCTGTGGCCGTTGAGAACCATGCAGACATACGCCTTGGTCACGCCAAGTTTTTCGGCGACCTGTGTCATGGTAACTCTGTTGTTGTGCATCTTGCCGACCATGTCGCCAGTCCATTGTGCAGGCATCCAAACTGTCCTCCTTTCTTTAATTTTTTGTTGCAAGAGTAAACAAAGTGTGCTATCATATTTATGGGATAAATATTGCGCTACCCTGGCGATTGCTGGGGCACTTCGGTTTACTCCGCTGACCATGTTCCTATTATACAGTTTACTCTGTTATCCGTCAAGGGGAAATGCGCAACTTTGTTAACTTTGTAGGCTTGCACAAATAAGAGGCGTGTTAACTGTGTTTTATGACAATTATTTGAGGCTTTGTAACTCTGTGCGCAAAACGCCAAGTGCTGTTGCATTGGAAATTGGGCTGACAAAGCCATCTGTTTCCAGATGGAAGTCAGGGTCTATGCCAACCGATGCAACGCTTCAAAAGGTCGCCGATTACTTCGGCATCACCGTTGACGAGCTTTTGGGCAAAGAAAAACAGCCCACTGAAGGTGAGCTGCATCCCGCCAATAAAAAACTTATGGAGCTTTCCCGGACTCTTTCGCCGGAGGAAGCCGAGAAAGTATATAAGGCCATTTCGCTGCTATTAGAGAAATAGCTCTTTCGCATTGTTCAGGTGTCATTTGTAAAATAAGCTGCTCTAACGCCGTGTTCCAATCCATTGGTGTTCCTCCTCTTTTGTCAATTATTGTCGAATAAAAATCCTTCCAAATTCAGCATGTATTTGGTACAATTCAATTGTAACAAATTGCATTGCCAATATGTACTGACAAATGTTGCGGTTTTGGCGTCAAATTTGTCATGCTTTACGGACAAAAGTGCCCGGTAACAAAAAACAGGAGATGAGTTTGTGAATTCAGACGAAGAAAGGAATTGGGAAAACTTTTTGCTGGAGGTAGCCACAAAACGGCAGGAGCAGGGAATGACACACAAGGATTTGGCCGACAATGCCGGGACAGTTGAGAGGACGATCTCCCGGCTGCTTTCGGAGCCGACCAAAAACCCAAGCCTGTTTCTTGTCGCCTCCGTCTGCCAAGCGCTGCACATATCTCTCGACAAGCATTTCGTGAAGGAAGTCTATAACAAAACAGACAGCCAGAACAGCGAAGAAATGATAGAGGTTCTGAAAGAGCAGGTGCGCCAGCGCCGGAAGCTGTCCAAAACACTCTTCGCAGTTATTTTTGTCCTGCTGGCGATGATGATTTTATACCTCGTCCTAATCGATGCAAATAACCTTAACTACGGTTTAATTCGGGATTAAGAACAGATGTTCTTTCCAAATATAATCGTACACCGTAAAGTGTACAATAATCAGTACTGGAGGAGACGACTATGGAGGAAATGGAGAAAACAACACCAGAGATCAAGCCAAAGAAGAAAAAAACGATGGTAACAGCAATAATCCTAATTGTTATCATAATTGCAATCATCGGAGCGCTTGCCGGTGGAGAAAAGGATAAAGACAAACAGGACAATCAGCAAAATCAGCAGCAACAGCAAGAGGAGCAAAACGCAGAAGTGGATATGTCCGTAGTCGCTTCGGCCATAAAAACTGTGCTTGATAAAAATGCGGAGGGCACAGGGATTGAGTACTCTTTAGAATACGATGACACCGGTCTTGTTATAGCAGCAAAAGCGTCAGGAGTAGCTGCAGAAGTGGCGCAAGCAAAAGCGGACGGATACGACGATACATACGAGCCATGGGTAACAATGCGTGAAAGCATGGTTAAACTGTGCAATTCGATATCTGATGCTGTTGATACGCTTGGCGCAAAGGATAAATATGTAACAGTCACAGTGGTCAACGATGCCAATGAGGACAACACCCTCTTGACGATTATGAACGGCGTGGTTGTATACGATGTAATGGCAGAAAAATAAAAAAACACCGCCCCCGGCAACGAGGGCGGTTGTCTATCAGGAGGAGAAAAATGAAAGAAAGGACAAATACGGCAAAGTGGCTTGAGAAGCAGAACCGCTGGCAGATCGCCGTCCAGAAAGATGGCGTAAGAAAAACATTTACAAGCAGTCGGCCGGGAAGGGAAGGGCAGAGGGAAGCGAACCGAAAAGCAGATGAATGGCTGGCATCAGGCATCTGCGGGACGAAGCTGCACCTATCAGAGCTGCACGAAAGTTATATGGAGCAGCTTAAAATTCGGACTTCGCAATCGAATTGGCGACCGCAGGAAAGCCGCTGGAAAACATGGATTGACCCAAGGATAGGCCACCTAAAGGCAGATGCACTTTGCGATGGGATTTTGCAAAAGGTTATCGACTATGCATACAATAACGGGAAATTGTCGAAGAAGTATCTGCAAAGCATCCGTGCTGACATGGTTTCTTTCTGCAAATATCTGCGGAAAATGAAAGTAACCGGCTTTGCCCCGGAAGACATAACAATTCCAAAGGGAGCCCCCGTTGGCGTTCGCAACATTTTGCAGCCGGAGGACATTGTAACGCTTTTCTCCGTTGATACGACGATCTACAAGGGTAAATTGGTAAAAGACCCATATATAAATGCTTATCGCCTTGAGGTTTTGACCGGACTGCGGCCGGGGGAATTGCGTGGCATCATGAGGAACGATTTCAAACAGGGCAGATTGGAGGTAAGGCGGTCGATAAACGAGGATAACGAAATCACTACAGGCAAAAACGAAAATGCGATACGCAGCGTTTATTTGGGCGAAATCGCAGAGGCGATTGTAAAAGATCAAGCATCCAAGTCAAACGGCCTGTATCTGTTCCAAATGCCGACAACGGAAACCTATCGCAAGTTTTTCCAAAGATATTGCAAAGCAAACGGGATTCCGAAAACGACACCATACGAGCTACGCCATACATTCGTTTCCCTTGCCCAGTCCCTCCCGGAGGGATGGGTAAAGCAATTGGTCGGCCACTCCAAGAGCATGGACACATTCGGCGTTTATGGGCACGCTGTGTCCGGGATGGATCGGCAAATAACCAGCGCACTTGATGGCGTGTTCACATCAATTCTTGGCCAGCAGGAAAAAAAGTGAGTTATTTTGTGAGTTTTTTTGCAAAAGAAAAAAGCCAGTAACCCGCATGGTTACTGGCTTTCTCGTTGGTGCGGAAGATGGGACTTGAACCCACACGCAAAATTATGTTATTGCCGTAAAGTGTAGGAATCAAGCGGGTTTTCCGACTTTCATTCCGCTGAAAAAAGCATGAAAAACTCACTTTCGGAACAAAAGTGAGTTGCAAAGTGAGTTATTTTGCCACCGTATCGTACTGCTCCACAGCGGCTAAAATTCTCCCACGCAGCGCCTGTGCGCTGGCGTGTTCGGTTCTGTATTTTTCTTTGATGTCTTCCAGCTCGGCGACCAGCTTATCATAATCTGTCTGCGGTTTTTCTTCCTCTTTGTAGGTAACGCCGAACCAGTCGCATACACCTTTGCAGAGTGCCTCGGCAATGCGCTTTTTGTTTTGCACAATCCAAATAGCATCCTGCCCGTTATCATGGAATGCGATTTCGGGATAGATCGACAGCATGGGAGTTCTGCCGATCTCGTAAAACTCGTCCTTCTGATAGACCCCTCGGTGGGTGTTCCGGGGGTAAATCTCCATTAGTCTGCGGTAGACCATCTGACAGGCCCGGTCGCTGATGCCTCCGGATCTGCCGTAGCGCAGGACAGTCGGCCCCTGCGCAGTCCCTTCTTTCAGGGTGGCCGTGCTTGCATTGGTATGGATGGGCATATGGAGGTTGGATTTCCAAGCGATGCTTTCGGCTACTCGCTCCTGCATGGTTTTGTCGGGGGAACCAATCATCACATCAAACCCGCAGCGGGTGAGAGCCTCGGCGCAATAAGCGCCGATCTCTACACACACATCATGCTCGTACACGCCGGGGAAGCCGTAGTACGGAGCATGGGGAGCAGGTCTGCGTTCGGGGGAAAGATACACTTTAGGCATCTTTCACCACCTCCTCAAGAGGGAATTCCTCCTCTTTGACCTTTTTCACCATGCCGGTGGTGGCTGCGTCATATGTACCATTAGCAGCCAAAGCGACAATAACAGCGTTCAGCAGGCACAGCACCACGCCCTGTACCGTCAGAGCAGAGCCGTTAAAGGCTTCGGCTCCGATGAGGATGGCCACAGAGATAATGTAAGCAAGCAGCTGGGTGTTGATGTTCTTGAGAGGGGTCTGTTTCAAAAACTGGGTGATGATGGTGACCATCATGACTGCACCGGCATAAGTGCCAAGGGAAGTCCAAGTTACAAATTCGTTCATTTCCATTCTCCTTTACTTTACGAGGTTATTGGCGATTACAGCGACAACGGCAACAGCAATAGCTGCGCCGATACCGGTTAAAATAGACCGGAGGACAGCGTTCCAGTTGTCCCCCGGCTTTCTTTCCAGCGTCTCAAGGCGTTCGCCCTGTCTGCTCAATTCGGTTGTCATGGTCTCCATGTTGGTGGCCAAGCGGTTTACACTGTTGGCGATCTCGCCAAAGGCTTTCACGCTGTTTTCTAGGTTGTCAATCCGGTGGTTCTGCCGCCGGTTTTCATCCTCCATGCGCCTGGCGAATTCTTCATGCACATCTTTGGGGAGGAAAATATCCATTAGGTTACCTCCTCAAAATACTGGCCTATAAGCTCATGCGGCAGGTAATACAGCACGATGGTTCCGGTTTCATTCAAACGCTTGCAGAGGTATGTTTTGCTGTCCTCCGGGTCGAGGTAATACTTGCCGTATTCGTATTCCATACCCCTCGATGCCTGGATTGGGTCATCAATCGTGCCGGGAGAACTGACATTGACGACTACCCACAGAGCAGGAACAGCCGGGGGTTCCCAGTCTGCCTGCGAGGTGTGAGCCTGCAAGCACTTGTATACCTTGCCATCGTGTCGTCTGCGGTCACCCACCGCATACTTGGTATCAGTCTCCCATGGCAGGAACAACATGGGGTTCTTTGCTGCATCAGCGTCCGCCATGGTGCCGGTCACGCTGTCAATGCTCGTCCGGATTTCCTGTGCCTGCTCTAAAATGTCATTCCGCATTGGCTGTTTCCTCCTTTTCTTCTGTTTCTACGCCGAGGGTTTGCAGAGCCGCTTTCAGCTGCTCCAACTCTGCATCCTGCTTTGCTTTTACTTCTTTGGCTTTTTCTGTGTAATAACCCATTAAGTCACCCCCATAACATTTAAGGCTTCCTTCATATCTGATGCCATAGAACCACCATCGAAATTTTCTATTTCAGCATTTTCAAAGATGGTATCTTCGGGTACTTTTCCGACAACATACTCTGCTTCCTCTGCCAAACAAGGAACATAGCACCCATTAGGAGCCTTCTTCACATATACCAAGGTGTCGGAATAGTATTCCTTGCCTTCTGCCTTGATTTTATACATTGTCACACCTCCAGTATCATGGATTTAATTCTGTTCAGCTCCTCAATCGAAGCATTGAAAAAATCATAGTTCCATAACCAATAGTCATCGTGTTCAGGGCGTTTGTATTTCAGCAAGGATAAATCATCCCAAATTCTATCCCATCGGTCTTGGTACTTCCCGTCTTTGCGGTTATTAAGCAGTTTAATTATTTCTGCTGTCAGCTTCCCACGCTCCAAGCCTTTACCATCATCATTCCTTGCGAAATAGCCATAGGCGTTTTGGCTTTTTGTATAGCAAATGGGATTTCCACAATGGCTGATTACATCGTTGGTTTCATCAAGTTTTGTACCATACGGAATGTTTACTTCACCGCACAAAGCCTTTTGCTTAAAACGGTTAAAACAAATGTAATCCATATGTTATACCTTGAAGCACGGAGCAACACCTGCACTTGAATTCGCATAATATGCGTCAGGATTACCAGCATAATCAACAGCTCTAAACATCTCTCCATTTGGAATATTGGGAGAGCGTAGAAGCCAGCTTACTGAATTCGCAAGTAAATCACTGCGATATTTGCGCTTATCATTACCAGCTGCATAATAATCATATTGTTTACAATAAGAACTTTCCTTATTTGTAGTATTTGGAGATACAGTGCCAAATACTTCATAATGTGTCAGAATGTATATTTTGTCGTCGGTCGATGTTGGAGTGACACCGGCAACTCCGTTTCCTGTATTATCTGTGTATATCGTAGTGGATTTTAGTACAGATTGTAGGTCACTTGGAAGCGCAGCTTCGATAAGAGGCATCACTATCGTCCTCATTTTACAGGACTTCCATCCACCAACAGTGGTTCTAGAATCGTTCATCCTTAAAGCTATGCTACCTGATGGAACAGAACTGTTGAAAAATCTGTCTATAAGACACACATCTTTTCCGTTCTTTGTTGCCTTAAATCCTTGAAATGCTATACCGTTGCCTTCACGCTCGGCGTTATGATTAAAACCAATGATAAATACCCAGGTGGTGTAATTCGTAAGAGTAAGACCATCAGAGACTTTGCCGTTCATGGTCACTTCCTTGCAGTCGCCGACAGCCCAGAAGTTTGCACCCTCGCCAGCGTCAGACATCTGCTTAATTATTGCCCAGCTTGTATCGTTCAGAACATGTGAAGGTAATGCGAGGTCAACTGTGGCAGGAACACTGACTTCCTGCGGGGCAGATACCATCGTCCCGTTTGTTGCAGAAACCGTCCACTTGCCCTCCTGCGGGATTTTAAGCCGAGCCTGACCACCAACAGAAACGCCTGTCACAGTCTTACTGCCAAGGGTAGCGGTAACGGTTGCCCCGTCAACGACATTTGCCACGAGCTCAAGGCCGCCACCACCTGCAATGATTGGGTTGCCGTAAATTACGCTCATTTTGATGTCCTCCTTAATAAGTCATAATCTTTGTGATTTGTAGGCTCATCGCCGCAGGAGCCGCCCCAGCTGCGTATATCTTTACCGTTCCATTTTCGTTTGCTGCCACCATCGAGGTAACACCAGCATCCGCAAGCGCTGCCAGCTGGTCAATGGTGGGGTTAAGGTTCACCTGTAGCCCGGCGGCTTGGCCCGTAAGTATCGTTTGATAATACGGGCCGCTGCCGCTCCAAGTGGAGCTAATGGAAACGGTTTGTGTCGTGATTTTCGGCTGGTAATCGGCGGTTCCTGTCGCCCTTGTGCCGTCTGCCTTGTAAAAGGCTTTTCCGGCCACAACAGCGCTTTCCTCGGCGGTCGTATCGGAAATATCAATAAGGGTGTTTCCGTAGAACTCCACCTTGTTTACCGCCATTCAAATCACGCTCCAATCGTTACGGTCTGACCTCCTGCGGGGTTATCGGCATAAGCAATCGGCACTCCGTTTACGACTACCTCAGAAAGGAAGTCATAGCCATCATCGGGGAGGACGCTAAACTGTGCTTTGGCCGGGGTTACGGTCTTTTTCTGGCCCTTGGTCAACTCACCGGCGTAATCACCGGTTACGCCAAGGATGGACACACCGGATTTAATGTTACCGGCAATGATTTTCGCGGCTTCGGTGCTGTCGATGGTAGCAGAGCCGGAGCCATCGTGATAACCGGCAGGGATTGCTACCGGGGATTTGTCAACGATGGATAGGGTTACAGCGCCCTTGTTCGGCATAGAGCCGGTTACTTTAGCGCCGTCCACATAGGCGGTTTTGCTATTAAGGATTTCCGCAGCGGTAGCGGTTGCATCGGAAGTATCGGCATCATACGGACAGGTGCCGGTAATTGGAGCGCCAGTCTTGTCGTGTGCTGTCTTGCCTTTAAGCAGGCTTGCAGCATCAACTGTATCGCCGGTCAAATCCATGAGGGTTTCGCCGTAAAAGATTATTTTGGAATTGTACTTAGTGTCAGCCATTTTCAGCCTCCTATAGTTACTGTTTGTCCCCCAGAGGGGTTTTCTACGATTTGTTTTGGCACCGCCATAAAGGTCATATTGTCTTTCATCATCTTTTCTTTTGTCAACAGCAGTTGGTCGGTAACAGAAGGGGTAACCGTGTACTCGCCATTATAGACTTCCGCCGCTACGCCAACCACGCTGCCGAATGTAATTGCAAAAGTAGATGTCTGAGATGCAAAAGCGGTTTGAAACTGGTTTTCAGAGGATTGGAATGTAGTCTGAAAAATCATTTTGTATCACCGCCCGCGATATCATCCAAAAGGCCATCTTTAAGGACATCTGCTACAGATACATTGAGGATATTGGAGTTAAGCCGCGCATTGCCAATACCAACCCGCAGCTGTATTTGCACCTGCGGGTTTGGTTTGAAAAGTGAAGTTTCCTCCTCTGTAAGAGTACAGGAAACGGTTTTATCTCCCAGCGTGCAATCCTCAAGGTCTTTTACAAGTACGACATTGCCGCCCTGCTTGTAGATAACGGCCATCATTGAGATGGTTCCGGTATCAAACGGGACGGTAAAAATGTGGGTTGGGGTTGTGTATCTTCCGACGAGGCTCACCCTTTCACCACCTCCGAAATCGCTACCTGTAAGGTAATATCCGCGGTTGGCTTGTCGCCCAAGGCATAGGCCGTAATAGTGCCGTTGTCGTTCGCTACATAGATAGCGCCGGTTCCGCTATCAACCATGGTGTTGTAGGCGGCGGTGTCGATCTGGATATCCACCTTGCTATTGGCAGTAGTCCCAAGGCCGGTTACCGTCTGGCTGTAGGGACTTTCGGAGCCGAGCCAAGATGCCGCAGGAAGCGAAAGCTGCTTAATAACAACCGCCCGGTTTATCTTGTACTCCATCTTTCCGATGGCCTGCGTTACCGTGTCTGTTGCGGTTACATTCTGCCGGGAGGTTGCCTGCTTGTAGCCGGGGATTTTGATTTGGCTGCCGGTGTAATCGCCGGTTTGCGGTGTCACCGCTCCGGTGCGGCCGTTAAAGCTCGCAACAGTACCGGGGCTGATGGTGTGCGCTACATACTGCAAATCGGAAACCATTGTCGGTTGTGCGGTATAAGTCGCTATCGGCAGCTGGTACACAGTACCGCTTGCATTGATATCCTCCTGCACAAGCGCCGGAAGCGGGTCTTGCGCCTGTGTCACAAAAGAAATCGGTGCTTCGGTGTTTGCCATGTCAATTTGGATAAGCAATCGACCGGGGACGGAGCCGCTGGTCGGGAGCGTAGCATTGATCGTTTGGGCTTCCACAACAAAGTTTCGACCTAGGATTATACCACGGCCATCGGAAACATTGATGATGTTACCGCCCTGTGTAGTTACCTCAACGCCCGTAAAGATGCCGCTGTCGTTGATAATGTGGTTGTACAGATACGCATCATCCGTCGGTGTGACGATGGATGCGTTATACTGGAGCAGCGTTATCATGCGTTTGCCCTCCTTTCAAGGATTAAAATTTTGGTAAGGTCGGCACGGACAACGCCGAAGGTCATTTTTGTAACATCCTGCGACCTTGCATAGCCGGTAAGGATAGATTTGTAACTACTGTCGCCATCAATGACCAAAACCTCTGTGCCGATGGCCATCGAGGTATCAAGTACGCCACAGTCGTTTCGGGCAGTCAGTTCGATCATGTTGTCATACTTTTGCGGACTTAACGCTTCGTAAGCCTTTTTGTATGCAGCAGATTCAAAATTGTTATCCGTTTCTAAAAACTGCGCCGCAAAAAACACAGGTGTAATTCTGTCCGTGTTGTTTGTGTCGACCTTGCCGTCTGGGTGCAGATAGTAGGTTATGCGCTGCGTCTCATCGGCCTTGTTGTAGATGGTCACCTTGTTCAGCTGGCCTGTACTGTCACCGATGATGATGTTTTTATCCACGATGGCCTGTAGATTTGTTTCGATTACCGCCGTTTCGCTAACCTTACCAACCTTAACGGATATCGTCTTTTTCTGCGGGTCAAATCTCATGTTGACAGCCACGCCGTAAGCCGTCAGCGATTTCGTGATGATTTCGTAAAAGCTGTGGATGTTGTCCTTTAGGTTGAGCGCCCCGGCCGTTTCGGAGGTCGTTTCCACCGTCATACCGGATATATTTTGCAAAGCATCTCCCGAAGAGACAAAGTTATCTCGGATGATCGAAGCAATAAAAGGCTCGATCTTTGCAGAGGTCGTGCGGTCGAAATATACCTCTGCGTCAAAAAGCGACATAAGAGGCTGCGCCGATATCGTTACGCCCGTTTTATCGGTTTCAACATCATCAACAATCCCCTGATAAGCTACATTCCCGTTTTGGTCTGTAACACTTATAAAGTCGCCCTTTTTTGCATCCAGCTTTACAGCCCGGAGAGTAGTTTTTTCTACGGTCAGGTAGTCAAACTGTATCTCCGGGCTTTCAATCGGAGCAAAACTTCGGAATGTGAAATCCCTTGCGAATACTTCGCACTTAAACAGAGTATGCAAGTTTCTCCACCTCCACATATGCTACGATATCTGACGTGCCGTCGTGCGAAAAGGTCAAAGTGCTTTCTCCCGGCGGAGCATAGATAAATCTTCCGGTCGAAAAGTCGCTGGACTGGTACAGGTTTTGGATGTATGTCCCGTCGAGCGCATACTCGGCGATCTCCATTGTTGCAGGGTCAGCATCAACAACGAGTTTGTGGCCGTCAGGGATTGTTGCGGTTACTTTTCCGACCGCTACACAGATACCGGCCTTGATAAGCGCCCAAGCAGGATTGACGACCGGCCCGAAGATTTGCAGCTTGCACGGAGATGCCAAATCCCCGTTTCTTATTTTTGCAGTTCCTGTTGCTGTCTCTGCGTAATAATAAGGATAAGTATAGCTGTACCTTTTAATCCCTTGGTCTGGCGCTTGGCTTTGCGTTACCTTAACAGCTTCATACCAAGTCCCGAAGCAGAGGAATGTAATCGGTACTGCCAAATAGCCGGATTTCAGCTCCGACTTATCCGCAGACTGCACTTCGCACTTGATTTTGTACCATGTGTCCAGCGGGGAATACATCAGGTAAAGCGGGCCTTTTGTCACGAACGAAATAAACGCCTGATACCGGGAATAGTCGAAGAATATCATTTCGCCTGTCACGGCATACTGGTTAAGGAATTCATCCGATACCAGCCATGCGCTTCCGGCTTGGATGGTGGAGTATGTTTTGCCAAAGCCTAATCCACCCGGCGCATTGAAGTACGCCGTTTTGTCCATCAAATCCCATTCGGCGCCGACACCGTTCTTGAGCTTAAATTTTCTCATCAGTAAGCCCTCCCAAGCGCACGGTTGACCGCCTGTACCAAGTTCCTTGCGGCAGCTTCACCGGCTGCGTTATCGTAGCCGTTAAATGTGTTGTTCATTTCGATGGTGATGCCGCCACGGTCGTTTCCGTTCAGCGGCATAACATGGGCACGGCCACCGGCCATGGTAAGCAGCTCCGGCCCGGCTTCGCCGACGATGGCGCTGCCGGAGGACAAAACTCCGCCCTTGGCAAGATAAGCAATTTTTCCGATGGTCGGAATATTAAATCCGAGGGACTTACCGCCCAAAACAGGAACCCAGTCAGGAACATCAAAGTGGATCTTATTCAGACCGTTTATCATCCAGTTGATTGCGTCAATGACCATGTTGATTAGTGCAATGATGCCGTTAAGGGGCGCTTTTGCAATGTCAACAAGCGCCGTAAAGATTCCCTTAAAGATTTCCTGCACACCTTTCCATGCTCTTTCCCAATCTCCAGTAAAAACGCCACGAACAAAATCGATAATACCGTCAAAAACGGCCTTTATGGAATCCCAAATAGATTTTACTGTTGCGAAGAAGAAATTTAAGATTTCCCCCAATATTCCAAACGATTCCGACCAATCCGTCGTAAATACGCCCTGCAAGAAATCATCCACACGCTGGAGGATGGCCTGTATCTCGTCGCCCTTTGTTGCAATCAGCGCAACAAGTCCTACAATGGCGGAAATAATCAGAACTATCGGGTTGGCTATCAAAAAATTAACAGCTGTCGTTATGCCCGTTACAATTCCAGGGATTACAGTTCCCGTTATGAATGTGAACGCAGATGACACAGCGCTCATAACGGCTGGGATAGCTGTTTCTGTAATAAAACCTATTGCCGCCCCAATTCCGCTTGAAATTCCCTCTACAACGGTTGTAATAATCGGCCCCATTTTAGTTGCCGCTTCAATAATGGCGGGTATTACCGTGCCTGACAGCTTGCTCATCGCTCCGGCTATGCCTGATATGATTCCAGCAACAGGAGAGATTGCCGCAATAAGACCGCCGACAATAAGGATCGTCTTTTTGACCCCATCGTCGAGATTTGAAAACCAATCGATTGCATTTTGAAGCCCTGCGACGATTTTATTGATAATCGGCAGCAGGATATCACCGATGGAAATCGCCAAGTTATTGAGCCCGTTTCGGAGTATTTTCATCTGGCTTTCGGTCGTTGCGTATCTTTTGCTAGCCTCGTTGGAGAGGGCAATATTTTCGTCCCATGCAGTATTTGCGGTTGTAACAGCATCGTCCAATACATTGGATGCAAGGGCTAACGCACGAAGCATATTTGACTGGCGAATCCCGGAGAGCCCCAATTCATCCAATACGGAGATTGTGTCCTCTCCATTTTCGTTCATCTTCCCAAGCCCGCCGATGAAAGCACTGATTGCGTCTATCGGTTCATTGCCCCACATATTTGCGAATTCAGAAGCAGATACACCAGCGATCTTTGCGAATGTTTCAAGATCATCACCGCCAGCAGACACAGCCTTGCTTATTGCGGTCATTGTTTGGGTCATTGCCGTACCGCCTGCCTCTGCGTTGATGCCAACCGAGGACATTGCGGTAGACAATGCAAGGATATCCTGTTCGGACAAGCCGGCAACTGTACCAGCAGACGCAAGGCGTGTAGCCATCTCAACAATATCGCGCTCTGTTGTGGCAAAGTTATTGCCAAGGTCAACGATGGTACTGCCGAGTTTGGAGTATTCATCAGCGGTCGTTCCGGTAATGTTGGCAAATTTGGCAAGTGCAGAGGCAGCTTCATCAGCGGAAAGGTTTGTTGCTTCGCCCAAGTCGATCATGACGCGGGTAAAGTCAAGTACATCATCGGTGGCAATACCCAACTGTCCAGCAGCTTCCGCAACCGCCGCAATCTCCGTAGTGGACGCAGGAATTTCTTCTGCCATGTCCAATATGCCCTGCCGGAGTGCCGCAAGCTGCTCTGTAGTGCCGTCTACTGTTTTTTCAACGCCAGCAAAGGCGCTTTCAAATTCTACAGCCGCTTTTGTGGCTGCCACTCCTGCGCCTGCAAAGGCCAAAGATGCCGGTGCAAACTTCTTTGCAATGTTCCCGGACTTTTCTGCTATTTCGCCGGTAACTGCTGAAACCTGTGCAAGTGCCGCACGGCTCTTGGACGCTTCGGCCTGTAGGTCTTTCAGCTTTAGTTCGGCGCTGGTCAGTTCCCGGACTAACTCACGGTATTGTTTTTGGTTGATCTCCGTGCCGTCCGCCATTTCCTGATCGGCTTTCTTTTTGGCGTTTCGGAGGCTTTCAACCTTGTTTTCTGTATTTTTGATTTGTTCCCCGAGCAATTGCTCCTTTTGTTTGAGCAGGTCAATATTTGTCGGGTCGAGTTTCAGCAGGCGATTGACTTTATTAAGCTCCGATTGTGTCCCACGGATTTCGCTGTTCAGCGAGCTGATCGCTTTCGACAATCCCTTTGTATCGCCGCCGATTTCGACAACGATGCCTTTAACATTTTCAGCCAATCTTACCACCTCCTGCGAAGAAATCACGCAAGCCGCCGGGTCTTCCCTTTATGGCATACTGTTCTGCGTCGTTGGACTTTTCGATCATCAAATCATAGACCATTCCGCAGGTCATGTCCTCCAGCGCTTCATCGGATAACCCGAGTTCAGCGCAGCGGAGCATAAAGGTTGACCCGGTAGGCTCACGCACGGTTTGTTTTATTTTTTTTTTGGAACAGCGGTAGTCTTGTTGTTCAGGCTCCAAAGCTCCAAAATGGCAGGGAGCACTTTATAGATGGAAAACATCTCAAACTGCTCCAGCCACTCGTCAACATTGTCCGGGATGGACCCGTCATATTGCCGAGCCATGATAAAAGCGACATCCTCAAAGATTTCAAGATCGCTTACGGAAAAAGATCCGTCCTCTGATGTCGCTGCCGTTTGTAGCTTTTGCAGGTCACGGACAATATCCCGACCCACTTTATGGCGGTAGATGCGTGGGGTCAGCGCATTAGCGCACAACCCTACGCTTTTTCCGTCGATCTCGATTACTTTGTTCATTTCAGCCTCCAGTCGTCGGAGTGAATACGGCGGTGTACCAGCCGTTCACGGTCGCCTCCGGGGTCTCCGCCGTAGTGTAGGCAAGGGAGTTGCCGTTTGCCAGCGGGGAAGCGGTGATGCTGACAGTTTGCGTCTGCGGCTCTACGCTCTCGGTCGTGGTGTTCAGCTCACGGGTAGGCCGAGTGCAGGTGCAGTTGTAAAGAACAAACTTCGTCCCGTTCACATCGCCCTCCTCTTGGAACAGCAGTGCGAAAGACTTGGGCTGAATGTTTGCATTCTCGATCATCACCTTGCTGGTGGTGTCAAGAGTATACCCGAAAACATCCTTGAGGAATGCTTCGGGGAAAACGGCAACTTCGAGATCGCCGGTGTAGCCGCTGTTCGCCACGGCTACGAAATACTGAATGTTGTCCGCATAAAACGGTGTGGTATCGCCGGAAGGCTCCAAAGACAGGCTAACTGCGCCGGGGATGGCTACGGGAGTGCCATAGGTGTTATTTTCCCCGTCGAGGATAGCGTAATGGACATTCGAGATACCGAATTTAACTTTATCAGCCATTTTTACACCTCGATTTCATAAACTACTTGGTTACACTGCTGATCTTCAATGTAACTCTCGGACTTCTGCCAAAACAGAGAGGACAAGGCCTGTTCGACTTTGCCCTCTGCTGTTAGGTCTTTATCTTTTGTGTAAAGCTCAACCTGTATATGGTTGATGGGGTGATACACCACATTGTCAGCGCCAAAATTATTGGAGTAGGAGACGCGATAGAGGATATACGGTAACTTTTGCGGCTTATTGAAGTAACCGTAAGCTACGGGCATCCTCGTCTGTTTTAACAGGGAATTGACCTCTTGCAGTGTCATCCTTTCTTAATCACCACCTTTACACGGGTTAATAGTTTCTGCTCTGCCTTTTGCTCCGCTGGGCCGATGTGGGGGAATGGGCGGGCAGAGCCTTTTGCGGTTCCGCCTGGGCCTGCGTGACCATGTTCCAGCAAGTGCGTGAGCTGGTAATCCGTTTTGTTGAAAATTCGCATACGGATATCGCTGTAGCTCTCATATGCGACCTTGTCACGCCAACCGGCCTTATAATCGCCGGTCTGTACCGGGCTGCCTGTCACAATGTCTTGGCGGCATTCCTTTGCCACCTGCCGAACCTCTTTTTTTACGCCATCCGTAACGGCCTGGTCATAGTTTTTCAGTTCGGACAGGATTGCCGTTGCCAACTCATCCGGTCTAACCGTTTTCGACATCGTTGCCCACCTTTTCCTCTAGGTACAGCTCTATTTCATCGCTGCCTGTTGCAAAATAGGTGCGATAAATGGAATAGCGTGTGCCGCGCCACTCGGCTAATTTCTGCCCAGCATAGTTGGCGATAGGAGTAACCGCCACAAGGGACGGCTGCAAGCCGTTTTGACCGGCGGAATAGAACTCCGCCCGTGTAGCGGACTGCAGCCGCGCCCAGACCTGTGTTGTGGTTTCTGTGGCAATCTGTACCCCGATATCGTTCTGCTCAAAGGTTTGGGAGATTAATGTAATGAAATCATCCAAATCAATCACCCACCTTTTGCTCAAACAGCCGGTTGTTGAGTGCCCACCGGAGCATCCGGGGCATTGCTACGACCTTTTCCCGGCGTTGCCGGTAAAGGTAGGCAGCGTACATCTCCACCAGCATAGCATCACCGGTGCTGGTGGAAAGTACGATTCCCTCGGTAGCGATATACTCCTTGGCAGACGCGATCAACGCCGACAGGTAATCGTCAAGCGCTGTTGTGGAAAGTTGCAAATCAACCTTCAAGATCACGAGGATATCAGCGTCTGTCATGCTTTAACCCCCTTTTAGGAAGCCTTGGTTACATTGACTGTGTAAACAACGGTCTCGTTGCCATTCTTGACAGTAACGGTCAGAGGATGGGCAGCGCCATCAGCCAGCCAAGTAACAGTGCCGCCATTCTTCACATTGGCGTTGTTGTAGGCAATAGCGACCTGCGCACCGGCAACCTCGGTAGTGGCGTTTACGGCAGCAGTCGCAGCGGAAGCGGTAGCGGTGTAGCTCAGAACATCGCCGTCAAATGCGGGACTGAGAGACAGGCTGCCGACAGTCAGAGCGGACAGCTTGGCGTTGTTGGCGGTATCAGCCGCAAAGGTCATGGAGGTGGTTACGGAAGCGCCGTTAATGTTAATCGCCACAAAAGCGCCGGGGATAACGGGCATACCGTCAGCACGCTCTTTGCCGCGGAATACGGTGTTGTCCTGAATGAACTGAACCTCGCGGGATGCTTCGATGGTCATGCCGGAGCGCTGCGCCCACAGGTACAGGTCGCCATAGCCGCCAACGATGTCTCCATCGGGGATAAATTCGAGGATTTCCACATCACCGCCGATGATGGGCATGGTCATACCGTCAAAGGTGACATACCGGCCCAAAGCGGTAGCAAGGATTGCCTTGGACTGCAGAGTAGCCAGGGTCTTGCTATTCATAGCCCAGAAGCGCTCGCCGCGGGAATAGCGGGTGAAGGTGTTACCAGCAGCAACAGCCAGCGCAGCCCAGAAAGCCTCGCCGGTGGAAGCGGTGGGAATGGTGATGATGTTGGAGGTGTGCAGGTCAACCCAAGCAGGAGCATTGGCCGGGTAATCGCTGGGTTTGCTCTCCTGCGCCAGACGCGTCACAATACCAAGAGGCATCTTCTGACCAGCGCCCTTGCCGTACAGGATGGCCTTATCCTTGGCAAGGCCGATAGCCTCGGACAGCATCTCGACGATCCAGGAGGCGAGGTTTACATCGTTATCCTCCAGCAGGGAATTACAAACAGGAACATAACCGGCAACCTTGAAGCCGTCAAGAGTGATCTGGTTAAAGCTGAAGGTCAGCTCATTGATGGCGCCGCACATTTCAGTCCAAACGGCCTCGGGGACAGTACCGGCAATGGTCTGACGGGCTTCGCCATTGACATTGCGGATGCGGACCCGACGCATCAGTTTGGAGTAGCGATACATATTCTCGGCAATGAGATCGAGGAATACAACAGGGATGGTCAGCTCACCACCGGTGATATCTCTCTTGCTGCGGGCAGCGTTACGAAGCTCCGCAAAGAAGGTCTGCACATCGGGCTGGGCTACGATAGCGTCACGCTGCTCTTTGGGAAGAGCGTCAAAGGCGCGCACATTCATGGGGAGGGAGCGAATGTTGATGGTATTCATGGTAAAATCATTCCTTTCGTCTTTCTTTTCTGCTTTGGGTTCAGCCTTGGGAGGATCTTTTTCGGCATTTTCCAAATCTTCCTCAAGGCCCTTGATTTCTGCGGACAGTTTTTCTTTTTCGGCGTTGTGGGCATCCTGTTCCTCGGTAAATTTGTTCATGGCGTCCTCAACAGCCTGCTGCTCCTCATCGGTGGTAGCTTCGCCGATTGCTTTTTCGATTTCAGCGGAGCGTGTTGCAAATTCTGCGTCTTTAGCTACCATTGCCTCAAAAGCTGCTCTTTTCAGTTCCAGCTTTTTGGCAATCATAATGGATTTCAGTGCCATGTCAGCACTCCTTTCTTAGCTTTTTGAGGGCTTCGGCCCTCCATTGGTCGAGCTTGCGCTCGTTGATCTTTTCAAGGTCTTTTTTCCGAGCCTCTACCATGGTGTCCTCGTAGGCCGGGAAGGTAACGACCGATACCTCATACAGTTTGACTTTGCGAATAGTCCACACGGTTGTGCCATCTGGCCGGATTTCGGTTTCCTCGTCAAGGATGTCAAAGCCGAAAGAACATTGGGAAACATCCCCACGCTTTACGCGCTCATAGGCGTTCATGGCATCCTGATCCGCTTGATTAATGAGGATGGACCCCCAAAGGCCCAAATCGTCAACGCGGAGGGTCAGTGTACCAGCTGTTGTTCTGCCAAGCACGATTGTGGTATCATGGTTAACCAGCGCCCGGATATCATCACCGAGGGTACCATCAAAGGCTCCTCGGTCAATGCGCTCGATGGCTTTATCCCACATCCGGTATTCACCGGTAAATGTGGCGAAATAGCCCTCAATGTAGAGGTTCCCATCAGCAGCGCGGGTTTTGAAGTCGCCACTGCGGCTGATTGCCTGTCTTGCTCCTACCATTTACTCACCTCCTCCGTTTAGTTTTTTCTGATCGCCAAGGCGGTCCGCGGGAATGTAGTTTTCAAGGGCCAAAAGCTCATCCATTCCCTCGTGCGGAGTAAGCCCAACCCAACTGCGCCACTCGTTCCGTGTCATTGCCATGCGGTCAACCATTTCTGCACCAGCTTTGATGGTTTCCTCCAAGGAATAGTTGTAGAGGGATCGGACATTGAAGCGGAAAAAGTAATCCGGAGATACGAGCAGCTTTCGGCTAAACTCCTGCTCCAAAATCTGTGCAATCGGCATGATACGGGAAGAAATAAAGTTGTTCCATTCGTCTCGCTTGAACTCGCCAACGCCCAAAACAAAAGGCGGCACGCCAAGAATGGTTGCCACCGTCGTTTTATCCAGTTTTACGAAGTCTGCCAGCGCAAGATCAGATAGAGTAAGGGGCCTTACCTGTTCCACCGAGAATTGCTCGGCAGGAATCAGCCAAGGTTCCCCGGCTTTATTGCTTGCAACAAAATCGCCAAGGAGCTTTGCACGCCCCTCCGGGTCAGAAAACTCGTCCGTCAGCGAATCCACCTTCACGATAAGAGACGGTTTCCATTCACTGGCCATGAAACCATTTTCTGTTTTCGCCGCTTGCTTGAGGTTATTTGCCACATCAGCCAGCGCAATGCTGTACCCAGTGCCTTGCCATGGGTAGTAATTGCTCGGATTTATGGCAAAATGCAGCACATCCTTCGGGTCATAGGGTTTCCCAGATATTTCGATGCTATAATACCGTTCCCCATTCGGTACAAATGCTACAAACGCCGCCGGAATCGGGTCAAGCCGCCGGAGCAGCCCCTTCCGGGTCTTTGGGAGCACTACAGCGTTCCCCCGGCCATCCAGCAGCATTGTTTTGATGATCCACTGGATAAAGTTTGACCGGCCCATGTAACTGTTCGGCTCGATATCAACCACACGAGACAGCCCATTTTTAACCCGGATATCTCCACTATCGGTGTTTTGCATCAGATAGATTGTCATACTTCCAATTAAAGACGCAATCCTATCAACAGCGGCACAGATTTCCGGGTTGTGCGCAAGGTCTGTATAGCCGGAACAGGTTAGGTCTTTCCAGCCGGTTCCATCACACAGGCATACAGCGCTCCGCGTTTGGGGCTTATCCCGAGAGCGGAAGCGCTCAAAAAAATTTGCTATGCTCATTTATCACCCCACCATTTCTTTCCTGCTTTAGATTTATCCAAAGCCTCCAAGTACCGCACCGTGGCGAATACGGAGGCATCGAACACATCAATTCGGTTTGTCGGTCTTACCTTGTCGTACTGGATCATGTCGTCTGTCTTTTCGACGGCCGAGACATTCCCAACACAATACTCATATGCTTCGGAATGCATATAGTACAGCGTCCCATTTTTGGCGCTCTGCTCGATATGCCGGAAACCTTCTGATTTCCTGTAAAAATACTGCGGTTGGTCGATAATGTTAAACCCAGCCGATTTCATGCCTATGAAATACTCTCGGCAGAATTTACGGTCATGCCCCACCTGTCGTATTCGGAAACCGCGCTTTCGCATTGTAACAAACCAGTTGACAACATCGGCGTGGTTTACGGTTGGACTGTTGCACATGGTTAAAAGTCCATCATCGGCCCAGCCGAAAAGCGGTATACCATCCTCGTCGGCCTTAACATGAGCCTGCACCACAGGGAACCAAGCGTGACTGATGATGATATCCACGCCTTTGTAATTTCCAAAAAGCGCAGCCGCTGTTAGGTCGTGCATTTTTGAGAGGTCTGCACCACCATACCAGTCTATTGGGAGCTTGGAAAGCTCGTCCAGCGTCCAGTTGTATTTTTCATCGCTTCGCCGGAATTCGTCGAGGTTGAAATAAGACTTGATAGCCCCGGTATAGACATTGAGAGACTTTGCGAAGAAATCTTTCCGCTGCTGCGGGTCATTCTGCGCCTGCAAGCTATCGTTTAGAATTTCCTCCGGCCGGATGGAAACGCCATAGGCCGGATTGGCCATCTCATGTACCAGGGGATTGGTATAGTCGATATTTCCCTCCTCATCCGGATTGGCGCAGCACATAAAGATAAAATATTGTTCGTCCTTGATGGTGCCATCCAGCACCTTTCGGCAGTATTGCAGCCGCTGCCCAAGGAAGCCCTGTTCGTTATCGCCAGCCGTGGAAATACCTATCAGCAGCTTGTTGGTGTAGGCTTTCATGGCTTCCTTAAAAAGGTTGTACTGCTTAGGCTTTGTAAAAGCGTGGATTTCATCGCAGATCGCAATATTGCAGTTAAGAGAATCCTGCGCATCTGGGTTTGCAGCCAGAGCGCGGATAAAAAACGAGCCGTCTGGAAGCTCTGCCTCCATTGAGTGCTCGTTGTTGTTGTCAATGATCTTTACACCGCCGCCATGCTTCTCGTCCTCGCCCATAAGCCGGATGTTATAATCCAGAAAATTAAAGCTTTCAAGGGACTGCATCAGAGCCGCGGCCGATATGTAGGTTTTGGAACCGCTGCGCCGGTACCACAGGGACAGCGCCCATGCGAGGGAAGCGGCAAAACTGGTTTTGATGTTCTTTCGAGGGATAAAAATAAGGGCTTCATGAAACCGCACCACATCGGTGCCTTTCAACTTAAACCCAAGAAGATTGTATATGATGAATTTGTGAAACGGCTCCAACAGGAACGGCTTTCCCCGGAGCGGTGTACCGTCCAGCTTTTCCCCCTGCTGGTGGCATAGGGTCTTTTCGATGATTTGAATACAGAACTCCGGCCCTTTCGGCGCGAAATCGTACTCGTCATTATCGAGGTCAGCAAAGAAACGGTCAACAGCCTGCCGCAATTCCTTGCAAGCAACCTTTCTCCCGTCTCTGATGCTTTCGGCATACTCAAGGACTACGGGCCAGTTCTTACCATTAATCTGTCTCAAGGCTGGCAAGAGCAGCGGCAAGGCCGCCCTTTTCCTCCTTTTCCTTCACTCCGCCGGTCATTTTGCGGAAACTCGATGGAGTAAGCCCCAATTCGCGCCAGTATGCCAGTGCGCTCTTGTTGAGGTCGTCCCACAGAATCAACAGAGGGTTTTTTACCATATTTGTGGCGTTCCCTTTGTTGGTATATTCGATGACGGACTTACCGCCGGACTTTTTGAACTCGGCCTTGGTCTTATCCCGCTGTTCCAGTATCTCTGCAAGCGTTTCTACCGCAGATTGATAAGATGGGTCGGCCGTACCGAGTTTTTCCATCTGTTTTTCGATAGTTTCAACCCATTTTTCCTTTGTCATGGCTTCCCCTTTCTCAAAAATATACCGTAGAGTTGGAAAAAGTTCCCCCCGCCGGTCCCCATAGACAGGCGGAAGGCGCAACGGATAGGGGGGGATATTAGTAACGGCCCCTTGCTGCTGTAGCTTTTTCCGGGTGCTGTTTGTTGTGGCATCCCTCACATAGACTGATTAAATTTTTATCGGCGAAGGCCATCTCTGGGTACTCGTCAGCGTGTTGGATGTGGTGGACGGTTGTTGCCGGTACCGCTTTGCCATACCTCTTACAGTGCTGGCACATATATCCGTCGCGCTTTAATATTTGCAGGCGCTTTCTTCTCCAATTGGGAGAATTGTAATCAAACGGAACCATCGCCAAGGTTCCTAACTATTTCCCATTCCCTATCCGATAGCGTCCATCGTTCTGCTGCCCCTTCCGCTGCTGCTCGTTCCGCTGCTGCTCGTTCCGCTGCTGCTCGTTCCGAAAGTAAAAGACCGTCACCGAATATTCTTTTTCCCTTTTCTTTCTGCTCGTCTAGCGCTGATATTTTTACACAATCGCATTTTCGCAGCTTGTAGTCTACCCCACGGCTTGCGTATGTGTTTGCCATCGCTGCCGTCAAAACATAATCCGGGTATTTGTTCTTTTGCAAAACTCTCTTTTTTTCTTTTAGGTGCGTTTCATTGGCAACTTTTATAGCAGCCGATAGGTCTGGCGCGGTTCTTAATACGAGGTCAGGATCGTCGAGATTTGTTACATATGCTGTTTCCACTGTTGCGCCATTTGCATAGGTTATTGTTGATCCGGTCATAATGTGGCACACTTCCATTACCGATTTTTTCCCGGACAAGCATGTAAGCGCCGGAGCAAAAAGAAAGAATGGAATACCTTTATCAAGATAAAATATACATATCTTTGCCAAAATAGAAAACGGCGGGTTATCTACAACAACCGCACCGTTTGAATAGTCGAAGTTCTGATAATCTCCTCCCGGATAAAATGGGCGGACGATCTTATCCTTGTCCACCCCGTACTCTTTGCAAACCCAGTCTCTTACGGCATCATATACCAACGGAGGCGTAAAACAATCGTCAGTTGTCGTTTTTGGAGCAAACTTATCTATAAACTCCAAATACTCTTTGCTGTCTGCTTTTTGTAAATCCATGTGCCCTCCTTTTATCATTACCCGCCCTGTCCCTCCCGGTGTCTACTATGCCGGGCTACCAATTATTGTTACCAAACCGTGGTTATCCGCTTAGTGCCTGTCTTGTTCCCGCACAGCAGGAGCGTCTGCGGCTGCTCATGGTCGCTCTCGCTGCTGGGCAGCAGCATCTTCCGGGCTGCGTAGCCTCCGTACTGCTGCCATGCGGTACAGCTAACCACTACCAGCTGCTTGGTACGGATAACATTGTTGTTACTGTCCACCACGATCTTTTTGGGCTTACTGATGGTGCCTTTGTGGGTATGGCCAACAATCAGAGCGTCAATGCCCTCTATGGTGTAGCCGAAGCGCTCATTGCGGTTGACCGTTGCACCGGTGTAAATGCCGCCGCCGGAGCCATGGGTAACAGCCATCGTATAGCTGGTGATAGGGATATCTCTTGTTACCCTGCGCCCAATCTCCAGCTTGAGGAATGCTATATCCTCGGCGTAGTAGTCCTCCATGTCCAGCTTGCACATGATATCGCCCATAATGTCTTGGTCGGTGTCCCTGGCTGTCCTCGCTTCGTGGTTACCGGATACCGCGCAGAGTATCTTATCCTTGATGGGCGTTAGCATTTCCGCCATCATCTTTTTCTGCTCCCGCGGGCGGATATAATCCTCAAAGGGGCTTCCCACCGCGTTCCGGGTATTGTTGTTGATGAGATCGCCGCCAAGGATGAGATAAGCGTCCTCCCGCTCTACCCGGCGGCAGAATGCTTGCCAGCCCTCTTTATCATGTAGGATGCTGCCCAAATGCACATCAGATACCGGATATACCTTGATGGTGTCGCTCTGCGGGATTTTGCGGACTATTAAATCCATAGGTATCCCCTCCTTTATGGCATAAAGAAAGAGAGCGCCTTTCGGTACTCTCTGACTGCTTTTGGTAAGGCAGGCTATTGCGAACTTGCGGTCTGCCAGCGCGGCACCTTTTTTACGAAGGTCATGTATCTTCGGCCGATGGGATAACGGGGCATCGGCGGCCCCGTAAAAAGGAGGTAAAACATGAAGGTGGAGCACCCGATAGGGCTTGAACCTATAACCCGCTGCTTACAAGGCAGCCGCTCTACCATTGAGCTACGGGAGCAGATTGCCGGGATTAGGGGCCCGGCTCCCCACCAGGAGGAATGTCAAGGGAAGTCTGTGTTTTACCACGATATTAGTATACACTATGTTAGGCGTTATTTTGTCCCGAATTTGTCCCAAGTTTTACAGCTCGGTCACACCGTATCGGCAAATAGCGTATCTCTTTAGTGCCTCGTCCATCCTGCGGTACAGCTCCGACCTGCTGATGTGCAGCTCGTCACATAATCTATCGATGGCATTGTACTCACGCCGCATGACGGCCACCTCAAGTATCCTGCGCTGCTGGTCGGTCAGGATAGACAGGCCACGGTCCATCTGCCGCACTTGCCACTTAACCAGCTCATGGTTGACGGTTAGGTTGTCCCTATTGCAGATGGCGTTTATGATGCGTTCCTCGGCAGTCGAGCTGCCGCCCTGTACAGGTGTGGCGTCCATTTTGGGCGACCTGATGCCCTCCATTCTGGCCGTCAACATATCGATCTCGTCCTGCAGGCTGTCGATGGCCATGAGCTTTTCGTAATACCTGCCAAGCTCCCACTTACAGGTCTTTTTGTAGTCTATCATGTGGCTCCTCCTTTCTTTCGCCGTAGGAGCAGAAATCGTCCTCGTGCATCTGCGCACAAAGTATATTCGGCTGCCCCGGTGTGCCATCTCTGTACTTGCAGTCTTTGCATCTGACCACCGGCGCAGCATCAACAGATTCCTCCGTCAGCATCTTCATCCACATGGTTCCACCTTTCGGCCGAAATAGCCGATAGAACCATTATGCAGAAAGCAGCTAAGATTATCGTAACTGCCGCTGCCGTCCAGTTCCTCATA